TCCTCGACTTCGTGAAAGCGGAGGTCACAGCCGGGCGGTTGCTCGCTAAGGGCATGTATGACCTTCTGCTAGCTGACGCCCGACTTTAGGAGTGTTGCCCCGCTCATCACAGCGGGGCAACACCACTTCCCACCACACAACCAGCCTGTTAAGGAGGCTCGCCCGGATGGGTGACACAAACACTACGCCCATTGGGGGGCCACCATGCGCAAAACACTCAACGCCCAACGCCTAGTAAACGGCAGACGCGGACTATTCCAGCTCCTATTCGGGGTCGTGTATCTGTTCATCGGGTACTCGTACTTGTTCGCGGACGCATCCCCTGCACGCCGGGTGGCGCTGGCGTGGATCGGTGAGTACGGGAACCTGCTAGGGCTGGTCTGGATCGTCGCCGCCATACTCTCGTTCGTCGGGTGTGTCAGGCCCAGGGGTAGGGATGCTTGCTCATTCGCGGCCCTCAGTGGCGCACCCATGGCGTTCGGGTTCCTCTACCTGATTGGGGTGCTAGCGGGCGCACCAATCCAGGGCCTGTTCACGGTCTTTATTTTCTTGTTGATTTCGGGGGCCGTTGCGATTGTCGCGGGCATGCAGGGCGACCACGACCGTTGCATTAGGAAGCCCCAATGACACCAGACCAACTAGTAACACTCCTCGGCCTGATGATCACGGCAGGCGCGACAGTGACCGTCGCTGTGGTCGCATCAAGGTCTTCCAAGAAAGTCAGCAAAGAACAAACCGCCGTCACGTTCTCCCAACACCTCATCACCCGCATCGAGGACCTGGAGAAACGCAACGATGACCTTGAAACCCGGTTCGGTGTCCTCGAAAAGAGCTTCACCACGGCAATCAACTTCATCGAACGCATGGTGCTCTGGGCGCGCGGTGGTTCGAAACCGCCCATGCCGAGCATCCCCAAATCGCTTATGTCCCACTTCGACCCGTCCCTTGTCGAAGAACACCTTGAGCGCCAAGAAGCAGAATGAACAGGACACCCCATGACTGACATCCGAGAAGTGTGGATGAACTCTGTAGTTGGTACGGCACTGAACCCTGATGGTCATTACGGCTATCAGTGCGTGGACGTGCCTGACCATTTCGCGGAGTTCATCTTTGGTGTTCCGTGGGCGCAGTCAGTGGGCGGCGTAGCAGGCGCTAACGGCCTGCTCAACTCCGCATCCGACGCCTACTGGGAACGCATCGACTACTACCACGGGTTCGTGCCGCAACGGTACGACGTGCTGGTCTACGCGGGCGACAACCTCAACCAGTGGGGTCACACCGCGGTGGTCGAGTCCGCGGACTGGACAGGTATCAACGTCATCCAGCAAGACGGGTTCGCGTACCCCTGGCAGTTCGTTGACGGCAACTACTACTCAGCGAAACCTGCGCACCGCTACCGTCTCGCCTACTCGCAGGCCGGAACCGGCCCGCTCAAGGGCGTCCTACGCGCACGCACAAACAAACTAATCGGCGGGGGCGCTTCACTCAACCCCGCAGGCACTACCGAAACCACCCCCACGGAAGAAGATGACATGTTTAGTGACCTTGATCGCGAACGCCTGAACTGGCTTTGGGAAACTGTTAGCGGCGGCAAGTCCGGTTACAAGGAAGCTGGCGCCGTGGCCGTTGATGCTGCCGCTGCCCGCGCCGCTGCTGAGGCTGTCCTTGACGCCGTGTCTCCTGGCGAGACTGGGAAACGGCACGCCGGCGCCGTGTATGCCGCACTGGATGCACTCAAAACCACTGACGCAACCGTTGACGCGACGGAACTTGCAAGGGCCCTTGCATCAGCTCTGCCCGCAGAGCTTGCCAAGAAGGTCGTGGCTGAGCTCGGCACTGCACTGGGTGGTCAGTAAATGGGTGATCATGCTGCCCCGGTTAGTGTGAAGTCTGACGCGCTGAATCGTGCGTGGCGGACACTGTACACGGGCATCATCCTTGACGCCCTGGTGTTGATCGGCGTGGGATTGAATGACTTGCTCTCGTCGGCGGACATCACCACGCAACAGTTCTGGGTGACGTTCGGGATCCTCATCGGCAAATCGTTGCTGACCTCTTTGGGTTCCTACCTACTCCGGCTCAAAGTCACACCCAAAGAAACACCCGCCCCATCTGGGCTAAGGATCAGCGGCGGCAGTATTGACGTTGTCCAAGGTGAAGTAAAGATCATCGACGGCAACTCAAGCGTCAAAGGCAACCTCTACGTTGACGGTGACGGCAAGCTCTACCGCGACTAACAACGAAGCCCCCACCCTTACCGGGTGGGGGCTTTTCGTGCGTTAGAGTCTGCTCTCTATCCAACCCCAAACTGTGATCAAACCTATGTATGCCCAGAACCCGACGAACGTGATGGCGCCGATGATGACCAAAGCGGGAATCCATCCGAACCCAAGGGCTAGGTAATACCAGTGAAGTTCGGTCATGCCTTAATTCTCCCAGACCGCGCCTCAAATTAACAGAGCTACGGTTCGGTTCTGATCACGATAGCTTTGCATCCTTCTGGGATGAGTGCCCGCGCTTTCGTGTACGCGTCCGCATAGTCAGCACCCACAGCAGACACATGACCCAGCTCGCCCGATTCGTCCTCAACAGTCAACGTAACTTCCACCCAGCAAGGCTAACCCTCCAACGCTTTGGTTGCGATGTCGATGGCAGCGAATTGCGCGTCAGGCAGGAGCCCCGAATACCGGTCCATCGTTGTGGTAATGGATTCGTGGCCTAGTCTGCGTGATAGTTGGAAGATTTCCATGCCTGCGAAGATCATCCAGCTTGCGTGCGTGTGCCGGACATCGTGGATGCGGGGCATGTTCCCCTGCCGTGTTTTAGTGCTGGGTGTGTAGCCGGTCTTGAGCAGCGCCGGCTGCCACGCCCGGTTGAACGTTGACCCGGATCGCATGACACCACCCTCCTTGAGAGTGAACACATACCCCTCCCCTGCACGCTCCACAGCGTCACGTATGGCTGTCACAGTAGATGGAGCGAGTGATACTGTGCGCCTGGATTTCTTGGTCTTAGGGGCGCCAACGTAGTACCCGCCAGCATCATCCTGCTTCCACGCCTTAGTGACCTTCACTGATGGGGCCTTAGCGTCAAGCTCAAAGTCTGTCGCCTTGAGCGCTGTTGCTTCACCGAACCTGAGCCCGGACCCTACAAGGAATTGGAAGAACGGCAGGAAGTGGGCGTCCATGTTCCCTAGGATCGCGTCCCACTCGTCACGGGTGATGAACCTGATTGGTTCCTCAGTGTGCGTTGATTTCGGTAGCTTCACGCCTTTGCATGGGTTGTCTGCGCGGTAACCGTACACGAGTGCCGTGTTCATCGCCGCGGACAACAACCCGTGCTGGTTGGCGATGGTCTTAGCTGACATCGGCGCCCCATACCTACCCGGCTTGGCTTTCATCTCGTTTATCCAGGCGGTGATGTCGCGGCGGGTGATCCCAGCAACCTTACGTGGCAACAAACTGGTGAAGTGGTTGTTTAGGTCGCGACTGTACCGTTTGAGCTGGTACGGGCCAACATCCGTTAACTGCTTGAAGTGCTCCTCAAACAAGTCCCGCATCGTCGGGCCCGCCTGCTCAGCATCCGCGTAGAGTGCCGTTGCTGCGGTGAGCGACTGACCGTTAGCGTCCAACAGCCGCTTCCACAGGTTCGCGTCCGCCTCATCTTGGAACGTCTCGTGCTTCGGGCCGTAGTCAGGATCCCGCCACATAAGCCGGTACGAGTACGTGCCATCCTTCTTCGGACCGCGCTTATGGATACTAGCCACTTGCACCCACCTCCGCGTAGATGGCTTTCAGGTGTTTCCCGTAGTGCTTGTCGGCGTAGTGGGCTTCCATCTCGTCATGGTTGGCCTGCGGGTCAATGCCAGTCACCTTGTGGTCACACCAGCGCTGGAAGAAACAATGAACAGTGAACGTCTCAAACAACGCGCCGGTCATTGGAACTCCAATGGGTTGTCCAGTTCTTCTCTGATGGCTTGGAGGTTTGCTGCGAGCATGTCTGCTGCGTCTGATGCACGGACGGCAGCGATGACTTTGCGGGCTTGGATCTGCCACGTGAAATCTTTGGATTCGATGAGGATGTTAGCGACTTTCCGTTCTAGCGCCTCCGTGTGCGAGGCTGAACCGATCATGGCTTGCGTCCTTTGTGAATTAGCGGCCTGCCGGGGTAGAGGCTGTTCTTGTTCCAGCCCGCGTAACTTAGGGTGGACGACCACGCTTTCCCGTTGACTATCAACCATCGCTTCACGCTGCCACATCCTCTGCTGTCGCAAGCGCCGGGATGATTGCTGGGTAGGCGTCAACGATGAGTTGCGCGGCGTTGACGTAGGTGCTGGTCTTGTTGACGTTGTACCGGTCCATGAGTATGGCGAGGTTGTAGACGGCTGCCTGTTCTGGCGTGTCCCCGTCTTCGGCTATGTCTGGTCGCGTGGTTAGTTCGTGCAGCAGCTCTAGCCGGACAGCTTGCATGACTTGGTGCTTCATGATGCCGAACGCTTGATCTACGCTGCCATGCCTACCCTGACAGCCTTTGCGGTGACACTCAGGCCACTCAAACTCAACCGCAGAACGGCTAACACGTGCATCGCCTATCGCCGCTTCGATACGGCGGATGAGGGCTTCACCAACGGATCGGCTTGGTAAACTGGGCATATCGACTCCTAGCTAGTCGGTCACGCCCCCGGATGTAACGGCATCGCGGGGGTCTCCTATGCCTCAATTTTAGCAGTTGGGTCAACGGATTGGGCGTTTGTGTCAACACCAAAAGAAAAAGCCCCGGAAATCCGGGGCTAAATCAGTGGAGATGGGGGGAATTGAACCCCTTATGAAACAGCTAGAACACGCGGATTCCACCAAGCCACTTGGTAGTCTTTGGCATTTCTGTGTGTCAGAGCAAGTCATTCCATGTCATTCTCTGTTGACTCTGTCAAGCGCGAATCGGGGTTGTTGACCCGGTCAACGCGGGTCAACACGCGCAAAGGCCCCCGCCGAAGCGAGGGCCTTTGCGCGTATAACCTAAGTCGCCATATCCCGATCTTGGTTATTTGACAGAGCTGCGTATTGGTGCTGGTAACGCTACGAATCAGCTCCTGTATGGGTTGCGGTCTTTGCGGTCGGGGTTCTCGACGTGGAAGCAATGACCATGCCCCTCGTCCCAAGCTTGCGCGGCGATGAACGGGGCAGCAGCGGTAAGTATCGCCTCCACAGCATCGGTGTCGTTGTGCATAGATTTACCCTGCTTGTACCTTTGGAGCGCTTCGCGTGCAGACTCCACTGCCATGTCGGGTATCATCGCTCATCCTCTACTTTGTCTCGCTTGAACAACCTAAACGCTTCTCCCGTCTGGGCGCACTTCTCGCAGTACCATATGCCCGGTTTCTCGGCGAGGTTCTGGTACGCCGCCCATGTTCCGCGCACGGTCGCTGGCACGGGTGGAACGTGGATGTTAGAAACACATGTAGGCGCTTCAACCACTTCGTCAGGCACGCTCAATTGGTCACCACCGGAGGGTTGCCGCACGCTTCGAACCATGACCCGCACGAGCACTCGTGGGGTCCGTTGTGGTTGGAGGTCTTAGCGCACACGCAAGTCTCACCACCAAGTTTCCAAACAGGACCAACCCACCAACCGCAAACCAACCCAGGCATCATGCTTCCTCCCGCGAGGTTAGGTTTCTCACAGAGCACCAGACTTTAGCGCCGTCCGTAAATTCAACTAGGCGCGTTTCGTGGATGTCGCTTGTCTTGACGATCACTCCCCTGCCACCTGCCCCGCCGTAAAGCGACACTGACCGCCCAACTCCCAACCCGCTCATGCCCCCTCCCGCAACGCCGCAACAACAGCACGGACAACTTTCCTACTGTCAGCTTCCGACATGCTCACCGCCACGTGCGCATACACCGAGGCTCGTTCTATCGCGGCCTCACTGAACATCACCAAGTCAGCGGCGGACAGTGCGGACGTTTCGCACGCCGCATAGTCCCCGCGAAGTTCGGGGCTAGTGTCCTCCCATGCGATTGCGTAGACATTTTCTCTTTGGTCATGCTCGTAAGCGGCCTTCGCGGCGGCTTCCACACGTGCGCTCATGCCGTGTCACCACCCAACGCCTGGGTGAGGGCGAAGCGGAGTTTGCTTGCCACGCGAGCGGCGCTAACGTTCGGCACCCCGGGGGATGATGGGTCGCATGCTTCGATAACGTCAAGAGCCTCGCACCAACCAACCACGGCTTCTATTGCTGAGATGAGCTTGGCCTGATCCGTGGGGGAGGCAGCGATGAAGTCACCATCCCGCTCTGGCCTGTTGCCGACATAGCCGAGGTTGATCGGGTTCAGCTCTCCCGATTCGGATTCGACGTACAGGGAGAGGTCATGGCGGACCGTCTTCCACGGCCCGGGTGTGGCTGCGGCGAGTCGGTCTTTCAGGGGCTGCAACAAGGCAGGGACAGTGGCGGTCATTCGCTGGCTCGTTCGTCGAGCACTCGGGCCGTGTCAGGCGCGGCTTCCAAGCCGTACGGCTGACCAGAATCGCGGGTGTTGCATCGGATGACGATTGATCCCGGCCCTGCCTTGTGTCCCCAGCGTATTCCGTCCTGCGAGACGATAGCTACGCCGCAGTGCTTACAAGTCAGATGTGGAATATCGCGGACTATTTCGCGCTCTGTTGGCGCGTTGGTTGTTTGGCTCATATAACAAGAATACCCTGCTCTACCAGATGAGGCTAGGTAGAGCAGGGTAGTTCTTTTGGGGTTAGCTAGCGATGAGTATGGGTTGGCGGAAAGCTGACGGGTGACCCGAATACCGGGCCTGGATCACAGGACACTTCCCACACTCCATACACCCCGCCAACCTCGCCTGCTCATCCGTTAGTGTCGCTGCACGGTCCATCAGTACCTGACGGGTCACCTTGAGTTCACGCGCGATCTGAGACAACGAACGCCCCTCCTTGCACACCCCCACAATCATGTCCAAAGGCAACAAGCGCTTAGCAGTCTCAAAACGGACGGACATCTCAACCGCCTCATTCTGCAACGTACAATGACCCCGCTCAATATGGATCATCTCGTGCTCAATCGCGCAACGGATCCCGACCTCATCCAGGCGGTCATCCAAATAAATATCAACACCGTCAGTCCGAGACGGAACACCATCAGGCATCCGAACCGTATACACAATCGCCATGCAGCAACCCCCAAACCCTGACCCCCAAGCCGGCACCATGCCAACGACTTTGGGTTAACAGTAAGGGCTGGGTCCGACAAGCTAAGACCACTGACCACTAATTGGAGGCAGGGCCCTCGTCCGGCTCCTTCTGAGCTTTCCCCTCGAACTCCTTTTCAAGGTGCTCAGGGATGTGACCACTAGCAGCCATCCCATACAAATCCTGAGTCCCAGGGGCAGTCGTCGCCGCCCGTGGCAGGATGCTCCCGCCCATTCCTGACTGCAACTTTTCGATGCGATCCGCCAAGATGCGCAACAGAACTGGAGTGGGGACGTTCTCAAGCGTGGACTCAGGTGCCGCGTCAAACGCATCCAAATCCTCCATAGACACATCAGACGCATTCCGAGTCTCGGCAACAGCCAGCAACTCATCAATCACGCCCGAACGCCAATGCAGCCCGCGCTCAAACTTCCGCAACGTCATCGCATAAGGCCTAGTCCTGCCGAACTCAAAATCGCGGATAGTCGCACCAGAACCGATCTTCAACTCCTCGGCCATCCGGTCACGCCCCATACCTATCTCTTCCCGGCGCTGACGTGCGAGCTGGCCCAGCCGGCGCAACATTGCTTCTTCGCCGTACTGCCTGCCCTGCTCCATGTCGCCCTCGGTTTCTAAAACGATGCTCATACGATCAATGTCCCCCTACTTGGTGAGGTGTTCAATACCTTGCGGTACGCGTCTTTGTTTGCTCATGAGTACCTCCGAGTACCTAGTTGTTCGCTCATGAACTACCCGGAAGTACCTGATTAGGTTCCAAAAAAGTTCTTGGTATTTGCAAGGCGCGCGAAAGGTAGTCTAAGCCGCTTCCCTTGGTATTGCCCGGTCAAACGGGGTTCGAATATACCTTCTACTTTGGGGCTTGGTTCCCTTAATTGGCGCGGAACTCCACCATAAAATACCAAGCAATACCAAGCAGGGTGTTGACACAATACCTAGCAATACCTAGTCTTACCTGTATGAGCACAGCAATCACGGGTATCCGGGAGGCCCGCAAAGACATCGACCCGGAAGACTACAGGGTAGGAAGAACCCTCGCAGCCCTCATGTACCGCACAGAACTAACCCCCGAGGGCTACCTCAACCGCCGCCCCATCACCCAAGAAGAACTCGCACGCGGCGCGAAGGTATCACCCGGCCTCATCTCGCAAATCTGCACAGGCCGGAAACACATGAGCAACCAAGTACTCCTGCGGATCGCCGCCTACTTGGACATCCAGCCCATCGTGATCAAAGTCCCTGACCCGGAGATCCAGCAACAAGGTTTGCCGTTCGCGGCATGACCGACATGCTCTACACCCTCGAAGAACTCGCCGCGATCCTGAGAGTTTCACGGTCCACGATCTACCGGCTCAAAAAACGCGACAACTGGCCGCACCACGTGATCGGCTCCGAAATCCGTTTCTCAGCCGAAGACATCCAAACCATCAAAGCGATGTACCACAAACAACCAGCACCACCAGAACCACCCCGCAAAGCACCCCGAATCCCGAAAAGGAAATGAGCACACCAATGAGCGACAACAAGGAGCGCACCGCCTACTGGGGATCTTGCGAAGACGATGACTGCGGAACAGCCATGGTCATCTACCCGCACAAGTTCTCCGGTCACGACCTTCCGGACGATGACGAGTGGGACAACGGCGGAACCTTCTACATCGACTGCCCAGTGTGTGGCGGCAACTTCGACTGGGGCGGAACTGACCCCGCCGACAACATCATCAAGAACTACTAGGAGCAATGACATGACCACTCACACGTTCTCCGTATTCACATCAGACATCCGCCGCAACCCCAGCATCCTGACGAACCTCCAACAAGAAGCAGCAGCCCACACCGGATACCTCGCACCCGTCACCATCACCGAACACGGCCCGGTCACAACAGTCACGGCGGTCGCAGCATGAGCATCGTCACGAACGCGACCATCATGCGGGAGTACTTCAAAACCGGTCACGTATTCGGCACCCACTCCGAAGTCTTCAAACTCGACAGGTTCGCAACAGAGTTCGCCACCTACATCACAACCGGGACCGTACCCCCAGGCTTCGGCAAACACCGCGACCCCGCCTACGACAGGCCCAACCAATGACCGCCGAGCAAGCGATGGCGAACATCGGACAACAAGTAGACGTGTTCATGCGCGGCCAATCAACACCCGTCGCCGTCCTCATGAACATCACCCAAATCGTCACCACCTACCGGACGGAAAAACAATGAGGACCGAACGCCGGGACTGGTTCTTCTACTCCCAACGCGAAGAAACCGAAGCCCAACAACAAACCAAGCACGAAGACGACGCAGACCAAGCACGAAAGGGAGAACGATGAAAATCCACTCCACCCGCACCAACCCCGACAAGCCATCTGTCGTCAAGGAATACGGCTACTGGTGGGCAAGGTCCAGGAACACCAACGGCGGCATGGCAATGAGCGCCCACCCCTGCCAGCCCGATGCATTCGCCGCAGCCGCACGCATGGCAAGTGCGAACCAATGAGCCGGCAACCGATCCGTTGGAACCGTGACGCACTCGAATCACTCCGCGAAACCGCGTTAGGCATCCTGATCCTCGTCGTACTACCACTCAGCACACTCCCCATCGCCGCAGCACTCGGCACCCTCAACCAGTAAAGGAACCCTTCCATGACTCACATGCCCATCCCCGCGAACAACGTTTTCAAACCCCAATCCATCTTCAACCCCTCCAAGCAGGCTCTCCTGAACCACATCCCCGCCGTCGCAGATCGCGCTGCTGCCCGCCGCCAAGTCAAACGGGTGGCCCCTGACCTCGAAGCCATGATCTTCGGGAACGTCCAATGAAGCGGCGACTTCCTGATCCGCTCGACCCCGACCAAACCGGGGAATGGGCCACGCCAAACACCTTCCAACAATGCGCAAACAGTTCCTGCTCCTGCCGCGCATCACAAGAACCACTAGACAAAGGCGACATCGAATGACCACCCGCGAAGAACACGAACGCGAACAACTCGAAGCAGCCATACGCGCCACACTCCACTACCTCAACCACGGAGACGAAGAATGAGCACAAGCACCGAGCAACAACCCACAAGCCGCCTCGAAGTATTCACCGACCTCCAACAAGGCACAGACGAATGGCTCCAACAACGCTGCGGCATCATCACCGCATCAGTCATCGGCCAATTCATCACACAAGGCCCACCCGACGCACTCACCGTTGAATGCCCCAAGTGCGAGGCCGGAGAAGGTGCACCCTGCGTCAGTCTCGCCCGCAAAATCCCGGCACCCATCAAAACCCCGCACGACGAACGATCAGCACAAGCCGCAACCCTGCCACCCGTGTTCAAAGTCAGCTCCAACGACTACTCCCGGGCCCTCACAATGACCCTCGTATCAGAACGAATCACCGGCTACGTAGTACCAACACCCATGACACGCAACATGGAACGCGGCACCCTGGACGAGCCCTACGCCCGCGACAAATACAGCGAACACCACGCCCCAGTACATGAAATCGGGTTCATGGTCCGCGAATACCCCTGGGGCCGCATCGGATACTCCCCCGACGGGCTGGTTGGAGATGAGGGGCTAATCGAAATCAAAGCCCCCGAACCAAAGAAGCACCTCGCCACGATCCTCGCGGACCGCGTTCCCTACGAGCACATGGCCCAACTCCAAACCGGGCTACTCGTCTCAGGCCGCGAATGGATCGATTTCAACTCATACAGCGGCGGCATGCCCCTCTGGACCCGTCGCGTCTACCCAGACCCGGCATGGCAACAAGCCATCATCGACGCCGCAATGACATTCGAAGACACAGCCGCGACCACCATCACCAACTACCGGCACCTCACCCAACACCTACCCGCAACCGAACGCATCGACCACTACGCAGACATCGAGATTGGATTCTAATGGACCTTGATATGACCGACAGCTTGGCCCCAAAAAGTGACCAGCTTGACGCGATAGACCTTGTTGCAGGCCCGCGCACGTTCACCATCGAGAACGTCAGCAAACACAACACCGAACAGCCATTCAACTTCCACCTCGCAGGATTCCCCCGTGTATGGCGCCCCGGTAAGTCCATGCGAAGGGTAATCGCCGCAGCCTGGGGCACTAAAGCATCCGCGTACATCGGGCAGAGCGTGACATTGTTCTGCGACCCGTCAGTGCAGTTCGGTAACGAGGCTGTAGGTGGAACACGCATCAGCCACATGACCGGCCTTGACAAGCCGTTGAAGGTTCCGCTGCTGGTCAAAAAGGGCCGTTCCGCAGTGTTCACCGTGCAGCCCCTCGAAGAAGCACCCCGCCGTGACTGGCTCGCAGAAGCCGCACTAGCCGCCGGCGACATCGAGAACGTCAAAGCCGTATACATGGCCGCGCAACAAGCAGGGGAAGGCCCGGACATGCTCAACAAGATCAAGTCCCATGCCCAGCCAACCGAACAGTAACAAATGCAGTTGCGGGAAGGTGAAGTCTTCTAACCTTCCCGCGGCCCGCCTGCTCCACGCCAAAGTATGGGCACGCAACGGCGGCGACCCGCGCGCCTACTTCTACCAATGCTCACACCGCATGTGGCATTGGACCTCGGATCTCGAACAAACAAACTACCCGAAAGCCGCATGAAAACCATCACCGTATACACGACACCCGCGTGCAGCCAATGCAACATGACCAAACGCTGGCTCGAATCCCGCCACATCCCATACAAAACCGTGGACGCCACGGCTGACGACAACGTAGCCGACTCCATCAGGTCGCTCGCCGCAACAGACGGAAACACCGGGAAAGTGCAGATGCCATATGTGCAGTTCAGCACCGGTAACCCGGAAACAGATTTTTACTGGTTCGGGTTCATCCCGGCCCACCTCGAAAAGTACGCAACCACCATCAACCAGGAAGCAGCCTAAACCATGGCGAACGTATCAACCACCGCGAACATCGGCACCTACCACGGCCTCAAGTACGGCAACGACGGGAAGCCACGCATCAGCTTCTCAGCCGCCGAAACCGCCCGCATCAAAGACCAAGCAGGGCAATGGGTTGACGGCGGCACAACCTGGTTCAACGTCACCCTGTTCGGCGGCGCATCCGAAGCGCTGGACCAGATCATCGCCGGGCAGGGAGGCAAGGGCAAGGTCAACTTCACGGGCCGCATGTCCACCCGTGTCTACGAACACAACGGCGAGAAACGCGAATCGTTGGATGTTGTGGCTGACTCGGTGGGTCTCGTGCCACGCAACCAGCCCGCAAACGGCGGCAACCAGCAGCCTGCACGCACACAGCAGGCCCCGCAGCAAGACCCCTGGGCCGCACCCGCAACACAAGACGCGGGCGGCTGGGGCAACGGACCCACCACCGGGCCGGCGTTCTAAAAACACCCCATGTGCAAGATAACGACCATTTGAGGTTTACGCCGGAATGGTCGTTATCTTGCACACCAACCAGCTAAAGGAGCGTCATGGGATTCAAAGAAATGCCCGCCGACAACATCAAAGTCTGGCGCGACTGGCACAACCGAGACCACCTAGGCAAATGGGCCCAATGCTGCTACGAACCATGCCGCTCCGCCGCCCCCAAATTCCGCACCGACTGGGACAACACCAAATGAGCACCTACACCTACCCCCGCTACACCGCCACCCGCACCCCACAAAAAGGCTGGGAATACGCCGACTGCCGACGATGCGGCATCAACTTCAACACCCGCAACCGCCTAACCACAGACCGAACCCACTGCACCGACTGCAAACACTACGCCAGGAAGGAAAACCGGTAATGGCCTACGCGTACGGGCAAACAAAAACCCCATACCAACAACGCCAAGAAGCCCGCCGAAAAGCACTCGCCAGAGCAGCCGAACTAGCCGCCCTCGAAATCCAGCTCCAAGCCAAACTCAAAGCCGCACAAAAAGAACTCCGCACCCTCCCCGCACGAACCTACTACCCCACCAAAGAAGCCCTCGAATGGCGCGACCGGCCCAACAAAAAAGAACTCCCACCACCCATGTACGGAGGACACGCCGGCCTCGAAGCAGCCGCCCGAGAAGCAGCCTCCTGGGACGTAACCCATCGCCGCGGAACCTGGCAACAAAACGAAGGGCAGGAAGCAGCATGACCTACAAATACGCCGGCCCCGAAGCCTGGGCAGGGCCACGCCAACAACTCGTATTCGACCCAACTAAATGCGGCACCCGCAAAGGCTACCGACAACACCAAAACCACGGCACACCCACCTGCCAACAATGCCGCCAAGCCCACAACGAATACATGAACCAACGCAACGCCACACTCAAAGGAGTCGCAGCATGAGGGCCGGTGAGCTTTGCGCAGGCTACGGCGGACTAGCCCTGGCTGTCGAAGAAGTGTTCGGCGCCGAAACAGCGTGGTTTAGCGAATTTGACCCCGCACCGTCCAAGATCCTCGCCCACCACTGGCCCAAGGTTCCCAACCACGGAGACATGACCCAGATTGACTGGGCAGCTATCGAACCCGTAGACATCATCAGCGGCGGAACACCATGCCAGGATCTCAGTGCGGCCGGGAAGCGCAAAGGCATGACCGAAGGAACGCGGTCCAACTTATGGGTCAACATGCGCGAAGCAATCGCAACTATCAGACCTAAGTATGTGGTCTGGGAAAACGTAAGGGGGGCCTACAGTGCCGAAGCCAGTAGCGATTTGGAGTTCTGCCCGGGATGTATGGGAGAAGCCGCAGACGGAGGGGTTGTTCTGCGAGCACTTGGCCGTGTACTCGGAGACCTTTCCGACCTCGGGTATGACTGTCAATGGCGTGGCATACGAGCTGCCGACGTGGGAGCCCCGCACGGACGATTCCGGGTCTTTGTCCTTGCCTCTCTTCCGGACTCCATGCGCAGCAGAAGCAGTAGGAGGTCGGAGGAACCCCGATCGGCGAGGCGCCACTATGCGGTTATCGGATCAGGTACGCGAGGAAGCTGGGCGAGGACTGCTCTTGCCAACCCCAAAGGCGTCCGACGGAGAGAAGGGTGGGCCCAACCAGCGGGGCAGCTCGGGGGATTACATGCTTCCATCGGCGGTGATCCATCTGCTGCCGACGCCGAGTGCGTGTGTAGCGAACGACGGAGAGTCAACGGTGACGTGGTTAGAGCGCCGCGAACGCGTGAAGCTGGCAGCCGCGAACGGCAACGGAATGGGAATGCCCTTGACAATAGCAAGCCTCCTAATTCAGGAGGCACAACTGCCGGGTCAGACGGATATATCGGAGGTGTTGTAAATGGCGGTACCAGCAAAGCGGGACCCAAAGAAGGACTGCAAAGCCTGCGGGAAGCCCCTGGAGCGAAAACGATACGGGAATCGATTGGAGGACCGAACGAGGTTCTTGGCGCGGGAACACTGCGACCAGACATGCGCGAACAGTCGGGCTGCGATTCAAGCCGACTCTCACCGCTGGAGGGCGCGTCAGATCAAACAGCGGGAGCAGTGCTCGACGTGTTCCACAACGACGAGCTTGCACGTCCATCACAAGGACAGGAACCCGGCAAGCAACCAGTCCGAGAACCTGGAAGTGCTGTGCGCGAGCTGCCATCTCAAGCTGCATTGGTCGGAGGATCGGGAGAATCGCCTCGAAGCGAAACTAACTGGGGACCGTATGAACCAGCTATTAGGCGCTGGGAAATGGTCCTCGGTCGTCAAGCGCCGCCGCCTACCGAAGCAACCGGACGGAATGGCGGGCATCGCCTAAGCCCTCGTTTTACAGAGTTCATGATGGGCCTACCTGATGGATGGGTGACCGATCCAGCCATTGGAATCAGCCGCAACGAACAGCTAAAGGCCTGCGGAAACGGTGTCGTACCACAGCAAGCAACCGCAGCCCTGCAAGACATGCTTGCAGGCTTCCAGAATCAGGGGAAAGCAGCATGACATACGCATCCGATCAGGAGCGCCGGCAGTCACGCAAGCAAGCCGACCAGGCCCGGAAACAAACCATGCGGCAACAACGAGAACACGACAAGGAAGCGAGGTCAAGGTGAGTGATGACCGGCTGTTTTTCAAGCTCCACAACGGCTTCCCGGAACACCCCAAAACCATCGAGCTAAGCGACAAAGCGTTCCGTCAACTGGTGGAGGCGTGGTGCTACTGTTCCAGGAATTTGAACGATGGTTTCCTCACGAAAGCGCAGTTCGTTCGTTTTTTTTCGCCGAAAAGTCGTGGCGAACTCGTTGCAGTCGGGTTCATCCGTGAAGAAGAAAACCAGTACGTAATGCACGACTACCTTGAGCACCAGCAAAGCGCCCAGCAGGTCGCTGACCTGCGGGAACGTCGCAGAATGGCGGGCGCTAAGGGTGGCAAAGCTAAAGCAAGTGGTCTAGCAAGTGCTAAGCAAATGCCAGAGCCCGTGCCTAGCAAACCTCTACCAGATACAGATACAGATCTAGATACAGATCCAACACCACCTAAAGGTGGTGTGACGCCCCGCAAGCGGGCCACACGAATCCGTGAAGATTTTCAGGTCACAGATGCCATGAAGGAATGGGCCGCTTCGAAGGCGCCGCACGCAGATGTTGGTTTGGAAACTGAGAAGTTCATCAACTACTGGGTGGCCAAGTCCGGTAAGGAAGCCACGAAGCTCGACTGGACTGCGACGTGGCGTAACTGGATCCTCAACAGCCGATCCCACCTGCAACCACAGCAGCGCATGGATCAGGGCTCACGGGCGTTGGCGAAGGGCGCTCAGATGTTGGCGGCATGGGACGCGCAACAGGAACAAGAACAGCAATCAATCCTTGAATTGGAGGGCTAGATGGAAACCCCGGAAGTGATCAGGATGTTGACGTGGATCAACTCGGTTGATGGGCGTGTGGCGTTGAATGAGGCGGCGGTTGAGATGTGGTCTTATGCGATGCGGCAGGTTGATGCGGCTGTGGCTAAGCAGGCCGTGTTGGAGCATTACAAGGCGCACGAGTCGATCGCCGCGACTCCTGGTGCCATCAGCAAACGGGCGGCGAACATCAGGACTTCGCGTGAGGCTGGGCAGCGGGCGATTGACGCTCAGCCAGTGAAGCGTCCGAAGACTGAGGCTGACTATCGCAAGCGGATCCGTGAAACACCGGAGTTCATGGCGTTGTTTGAGCAGGGCCGGCGTGAGGGTAATGCGATGCGTGCGGCTGCAACGAAAGCGCGCGAGGGTGCGCAGGTGGCGGATGAGTGGGAGGCCGCATGAGCCGGTCGAGGGCCAGCGCGAAAGCAGCAGGCAGCAGGTTTGAGCGGCTAGTTGCTGACTACCTCGCAGCCAACGTGTCCGAGTTCGTTGACCGGCGCGTGAAAACCGGGGCAGCAGACAAGGGCGATGTTGGCGGGGTTAGGGCGCACGGGCAACGCGTCACGGTCGAATGCAAAGACGTGGCGAAACTCAACCTCGGCGGATGGGTTGCTGAGGCCGAGACTGAGCGCGTGAACGATGACGCCCTTGCCGGTGTCGTGGTGCATAAACGCCGCGGCAAAGGTCAGCCTGGGGATCAGTACGTGACCATGACCCTCGCGGACCTGGCTTTCCTGCTGACCGGCGAACGACCCGCGTGACCCTATTTTTTTGATCACCCAACTACCCCAAAATACCTACCTCAAACGGGTATTCCTTGGTAGACTTAGACTCACAGGCGGGGACCATGAGCAAACCCGCCCCAACCAGAACCGAGACACACAAATGAGCGGACTTCTTGAAGAAGACGAGGTTATCAACTTCGTCCGCGAGTATGACCACTGCGCAGAATGCCAAGGCTGGGATGAGCGTTTCGTGGGCATCCAGCGTCCGAAGCGCAACTTCTACGGCCAGTTGCTTGAGCAGGACCACCAGCCGTCAGGTATCCGATTGCGCGGCAGGTCAAACCACCGCCGCATCTGCTCGAAGCGTCAAAGCCAATGACCGCCCATCCGGAGCATCACAGCCTCCCCCACCTGTTAGAGCTGATCGACGGCTTGGATGAGGGCAGCCAGTGGGCGCTCGTCCGGGAACTCAAACTCACCGCACACACCATCGCCAAAGACCGGGAGAACACACTGTGAAGACAACCATCTACCTTGACGTTGACGGGGTACTCAACGCAGTCAGCAAGAAACACCCCTCCATCTCTGCGACTGGCTGGGACAAATGGGAAACCGCGCCCGTCAACGGCTGGCCCATCCTCTGGTCGCCGGAACTCATCGCAGAACTCAACGAACTAGCGGCCCGTGATGATGTGACGTTCAAGTGGCTCACGACATGGACCGATGACGCCGCGAAAGTCCTGAGCCCCGCCATCGGCATCAACGGCCAGGAATGGGAAGTCCTGCACGGCGACCAACACGCATGGGGTGGCAAGCGTGGGTGGTGGAAGCTCGAAGCGATCCAGAAGGACATCTTGGAGACAATGCCGGGTCAGTTCATTTGGATTGACGACGACATTTCTGCCGAACGTGAGGCTATCGACTGGGTTACTGGGAGGGATAACGGTTACGCGATCAGCCCGTTCACCAGCTGGGGCCTGACACGCGAACACCTGACTGAGATTCAGGCGCTCATCGACTTTGACGACAAGGCCGCAGCATGACCCCCGCCCCCGCACCTGTCCCGCCTGTCCTGGCCCGGAAGCTCGCCGCACTCGCCCACACCAACCCGGCACTACACCAACAAATCACCGGAAGCAGGAAACCATGAGCATGTACGCACCCGTTGATGACATGGAAGGGAAGCCCGTGTCAGAGGTCCTGCGGGAATTGGCATGGACTCGCCGGCAGCGTAATGACCTGATTGCAGATAGGGACAACCACGCAAAGGCAAGAGGTGAAGCTGAACACCGCCGCAGTAAAGCCGAGCGGGCACTGTCTGATGCGCGCAGATCATTTCGCGGGGCACTCCAAGCATTATCTTCAGAGCCCGATGCCTGACGTTCCCCCGTCGATGGGTGGTGATTGGTGGTCGCGCAGGTCGAACCGGCAACCCGGATGCAACTGCCCCAGATCCCGCTACGATCCGCGACAACAACGACCAACCAACCCCGACTGTCACCTACACGGAACCAGGAGCGACACGTGAGCACCACAACTATCTACGCTCCACACGAGTGTAAGCCAACGAGCAACTTCTTCGGTGTTGTTCCAGACGGCACAGTTGAGCTTTGCGTATGCGGACAGAAATGGCGCATGAAATCAGGCAGATTCTTCTACAAATGGGAGCTGGCATGAGCCTGTACTACCAAGACGATTACGTTGAGCTTTGGCATGGAGACTGTCTGAAGGATCACCGAGAATGGCTTGAAGCCGACGTGCTGGTTACAGATCCTCCATACGGAATGTCATACTCCGGGTTTGGCGGGCGCAAGGGTGAACCGAGACGAACTCAAGGGCCCTTGTCGGTGGCTGGCGATGGAGATACAACCATTCGCGACGCGGCACTCGCAGCATGGGGTGATCGACCGGCCATAGCATTCGGCAAGTGGAGTATCAATCGTCCTGCCAACACCCGCCAAGTGATCATCTGGGACAAATCTGACAACGGCCCCGGCATGGGAGCCACCGACCTGCCATGGGGGCCTTCTTTCGAAGAGGCCTACGTGATGGGCAAGGGGTGGACCTCGACCGAACGCGGAAGTTCCGTCTACCGCGTCAAACCCTACACGTCTGGTGATGCTGATCGACCGGACCACCCAACACCGAAACCGCCAAGCCTCATCGAACTCTTGATCGCTAAATGCCCTCCGGGAGTAATCGCTGATCCATTCGCCGGATCTGGCGCCACTCTGATCGCAGCCAAGAATCTCAGGCGTCAGGTGGTAGGCGTAGAACTTGAGGAAAAGTACTGCGAGATCATGGCTAAGCGCCTTTCTCAGGATGTTCTGGACATCTTTGGGAGTGCAGCATGAACGCCCGCGTGACAGCAGCGAAAAGAGTGGCGTTGGAGCGTTACGCCGCTCGCCCTGATAGCACCTTCATAAGAAGTCTTCTCACCGCCGCCGATGAGGTCATGTTCTCTGAGGCGATGGAGGCGAAGGTTGCTGAACTGCTTTACGAGTCACGCGACTACACATGGCAAGTCCAGGCATCGTTTATCTTCCAACTATTGAGGGGCGAAAAATGACGGTCACGCAAGCCGAGTTGGAGCGGGCTTTGACGGTGTTGGATCAGGTGGTGGCGAACGTGAACATCGGGCGCGGGAGCTTCACCGCGAGTTACGGGCCGCGCATGGGTGGTGGAAGTCGGGAACACGCGCCGTTGCCTGTTGACGTTGACCTCATCGACAAAAAGGTTGCCGCCCATCGAATGCTCATGGATCGGGCGCTCAGGGTTGCAATGGAAACCGACCAGCCACTCAACGGACGCGACCCGCAGTCACTCACCAACTATTTGTTCACCCGCGCCGCCTGGATCGTCGGGCAAATGTGGGGCGACGACTTCCACCGGGGCTTAGTGCAGCACGCGGACGGGATGGACGCAGCCCGCGACCGATTGGCGCCCAAGGTTCTGCTGGGTCCATGCACCACAACCGGCTGCGAAACCGACCTCCAAGGCCGCGAAGGCGACCAAGAAGTACGCTGCGACGTTTGCGGCTACACCTACACAATCGTCCACCTACGCCACCAACGAGTCACCCAAGCACTCGGACACGACGGAACACCACTCCGCGCCGCACAAGCCGTCCGCTACCTCAACAACAAAGGCGTCAACGTTACCACCAAAGACGTTGAGAACTGGGTCAAATGGGGACACCTCACCCCCGCCGACACAGACGACAAAGGCCGGCGACTCTACAACCTCCAAGACATCTACACCCGAGCAGCAAGGAACAACACATGAGGAACCGGACCATCCGCATGAAGCGACTCCGTGAACAGCGACTGTTGGACGAGTTCATGCGCACCCCTCGCCGGTTGATAATGGGGGCGCAGCCGACGCTAACCGAATGGGCGAGTGGCCCCGGGCGGATCTGGACGATGCCCAATGCCTAAGTACGTGATTGCCGCTAGCCGTTGGGCTTACAACGCGTGGTGTGACCGCAGCGGGTTCAAGTGGTTCCACCACATCTACGTCCACGACGGATACACGATCAACACACTCAACCTGCGCGCCGATCAGTTTGTGTTCGTGGACGGCTGGGAAACCAACCCCAAAGCAGTCCGAATCAAAGCAGGCTACAACGCAGCAACCATCCGCCAACGAATAGGAGCCGCTGCATGAGACGGCTCTACAGGGCAGTATGCGCATGGATCGAAGCTGACACGCAAACAAAGCTACAACCCGAGCCAGAGCTTCATGCCGAAGGAAACAACTTCGCCCAAGCAGAACATGCGCACTCTTACACGACCCCACCAGAGATGCACTCAGGCTGGGGCAGGCAATCAATGGACGATAATGACGGCGGAACGTACCGCCTAGGATTCCAGAAAGCAGATCGACCATGAGCCAGGATGTCGTGAACCACCCCAAGCACTACACTGTGCACCCCGACGGCATTGGGGGTGTAGAATGTATACATGAGGGAAACGAAGTATCAGCCAGGGATGCGGTTCGGGCGGCTTGTGATTCTGGAACGTACGGAGGGGCGGGGCAATACCCGATGGCTATGCCAGTGCGACTGCGGGAATCAGACGAAGGTCTACAGCCCAAACCTCAGGTCCCAGAGGGTTCAGAGCTGCGGTTGCCAGCGGCAGGAGCAATGGGAGTCCAGGCGGCTGGAGCGGACGATGATGAACGGTTATGCGTTTGTGAAGGCGCCCGGCCACCCAAGGGCGAATCCGAACTCAGGAAGAGTGCGGGAGCACATCTTGGTCATGGAGAAGATGCTCGGGCGTTACTTGGTACCCGGCGAGGAAGTGCATCACAAGAACGCGGACCGGGCAGACAATCGGCCAGAGAACTTGGAGCTTTGGAATCGGAGTCAGCCAGCAGGGGCGAGAGTCGCCGATCAAGTGGAGTGGGCAATGGAGATATTGCGGATGTACCAGCCGGAAAGCCTGACGCCGTAGACCACCCCGTTCACTACACATCAAGCTCCGCTAAGTGCCTTTGCGGAGAGACTATCGAGTGTATCCAGATCACCGAGCACATGGGGTTCAACCTTGGCAATGCGCTCAAGTACATTTGGCGGTGTGACCTCAAATCAGACGCCATTGAGGATCTTCGCAAGGCTGCGTGGTTCATCTCCCGTGAGATAGCTAAGCGGGAGAAAATAAGTAAGAATACCTAGTTGACATGGTAGACCGAGGTGGTTTACCCTAGAAGTGAGGCAGAAGTGTCTCTACTTCCACAGATGTGCATCGCCGTGAGGTGACGCGGGGTCCATACGCAGCAATCCCCACCAAAAAGTGCCGCACCGCCTCAAGGCCCGAATGGGACTCCGCGTCGTAATCGCGGAGAGCACGTCAAAAGTGTGCGATCCCATCGGGCCTTTTGTGCGCCCTCCTACCTTGAGGTGGTCAGCATGGACGTGGTATCAGACAAAAGGGTCTTCACCAACATGCTCGACTGCACCAACCGGTGCGACAAATGCGGTGGGCAAGCGTACGTCCTCGCAGTCCTCGACCTCACCCCCGAACAGCAACGGGCAAGGCAAGGCGACGAACTCTACTTCTGCCGCCACCACTGGTTGATCCACGAAGCCAAACTAGAGCCCCTCTGCGGCCTCATCGTGGACGAAACCCACCGCCTATACGAACACGTACAAGACGACGGACACATCAACTAACCAGGAATGAGCAAACCATGAGCGTTCAGCAAGTCGAAGTGGTCAACCCTAAACTGAGCGGAACCGAGGCGTGGACGCGGATTGTCGCGGGCTTGTTTGGACTCGCGTTTCGGGTTCTGTTCGTCTGGTGGGCCGTTGCAGTCTGGTTCCCAGAGCTAGGGCTCACCTACTGGCAGCTCATCCTGCCGGTCTACGCAGTTCGGATGCTCGTCGGCAACGCAAGCTTCAAGCGAACAGCGAAATCCTAAGTTCCTGCGGGGCGGTTAGTACCTTTCCCGCCGCTCATCGGATGTGGTGCCATGACGCCGCCCCGCAGGTTAAACCTAGACAGGTCAAGCACGTTCGAAAGGATGGTGTCTGTCTCCCGCGTCAGGGTCACGACGCATGTCACCGTACGCACACACTTGCGAAAGTCCACGTACGGCAACACCCCGAAACCCTGTAACCAGGACGGGACAACTTCATAGCCCCGGAACATGAGCCGGGGAGGACCGTAGCTCAAAGGCAGAGCAGCCCACCCCGGATACGGGGAGCATGGGTCGGTTTGGGTGGTTCAACTCCACCCCGGTCCACGCAGCGCAGACATCCGGACGGATGATCGAGCGCTAGTAAGCTTCCCGACCAGACCTAGGGTGCTGAGGGAAGTCATAGCCCCTGCCGAGTAATCGACGCCGGGAACGCCAAGCCATTGGCGGCGAAAGCTCGCAGACGTGCAGCAAATGGCACTTAAACGTCCCGCCCAAATGCCAACCCCATAAGACCTTGGCTCAAGCGCGGCGAATCACCGCATCTTATCGCCCCAGTTCAGCGGAAGCACAACAGAACGGGCACCCTTTCAACCCTTGAGCAAGGAGCAAGACATGAGCGAACAAGCAGGCGGAATCAGCTTCGCAAGCGCCCTCGGACTAGTGTTCATCGTCCTCAAACTGACCGGCGTAATCGCATGGTCATGGTGGTGGGTACTCGCCCCGTTCTGGATCCCCCTCGCAATCGGCATCATCTTCATCCTGGTCCTCCTGATTATCGACTGGACGGACGGACGATGAGCCGATGCAAGTTCGCCGCCGAATACGGCGCCGCAATCCCCACATGGGACAACCTCAGCTCACGCGAAACCGCACGACTCACCGGCTACTCCAAATCAGCCATCAACGCACACCGCGCAGCAACATGCCGATGCGCCAAAGACCTCGCTGACGTGCCGCGACTCATCAACACAGGCGAATCGGAACAGCACAACCCAGACGGGTCAAGCTCATACGTGCGCATCTCCGACGCCGCATGGGGCTATGAGGACTACCGAAAGTTCATCCGCAGTGTTGGGCAAGACCCCGATAAGGTCACCTTCACATGGGGTTGGACATCAAACCCTGCCGGTGGTTTCTGGAACAAACTCAACAACGTCCGCCCCATCACTGACGGCAAAGATGGCGAACCCGCATGGCCTGTTATTCAGCAAGCCGCACCCGTTCGCGTTGCGCTCAAAGCAACACCGGTCAAACCGCCACGGGAGATGAAACTGGCGCTCAAAGGCGCTGACACCCAGATCGGTTACCGGCAACTGCCTGACGGCACAATGGACCCATTCCACGATGACGCAGCCATGGAATGCTTCGTGCAAGCAGCTCTGCAATACCAGCCTGACAAGATCCAGATCCTTGGCGACTTCCTAGACCTCGCAAGTCAGGGCCGGTTCGCGCAAGAAGCAGCGTTCGCTAACACCACACAAGCAGCTTTGGACGCTGGTCACGCGTTCCTCGCTAAGCTTCGCGCCGCCGCACCTGACGCCCAGATCATTGTGATCGAAGGAAACCATGACAAGCGGATGCAGAACTTCATTGAAGCCAACGCAGTTGCAGCCTTTGGGCTCAAACGTGCCGGCCTCCCGAAGTCCTGGCCTGTCATGTCACTGCCCTACCTGCTGCGCCTGGACGAGCTGAATATCCAATACGTTGACGCCTACCCAGCAGCAACCGACTGGGATAACGACTCAACCCGCAACATCCACGGCACCAAAGCCAATAGCAGGGGCTCCACCACAGCCCAGTACGTGCACGAACACCCGCACCTCAACACGTGGGCAGGTCACACTCACCGAACCGAAATCACCTACCACAGTGTTATCGGCCCCCGCGGTGAACCCATCGAATCGTACTCCGCTAACCCCGGCTGCCTCTGCCGCACAGACGGTTCAGTGCCCAGCGTTCACGGCGCCATCTCATCCGATGGTAGGCCTGCGCGCATAGTCGAGAACTGGCAGCAAGGGTTCGGCATGGCCTACTACAACGACACCCAGTCGTGGCCGTTCGTGTACCGCATCCGTGACGGTGTCGCACTCATGGGTGGCATGGAACTAACGGCAGCGTAATGGCGTGGTCAACGAGCACGCGTCGGCAACGACTGCCGAGCGATTGGCGCGAGCTAAGGCGTGAGGTCAAGCGGAGGGCAGGAGGCATCTGCGAATGGGTAAGCAACAGCGCCCGGTGCACACAAGTAGGTACCGACTGTGACCACATCAATCAAGGCGACAACCACGCACTTACCAACCTCCAATGGCTATGCACACAACATCATTGGGCCAAGACCAAACGAGAGAACGCGGCACGCAACACCAACAACGCCGCACTCAAACGCAAACCCCGCGAACAACACCCAGGGAGAACCACATGACCGAAGTAAAGTTCACGAAAGCAACAGGCGGACACCGTGTCGGTGATAGACTGAACACCAGCCCCGGAGCAGCCGCCTACCTTATCGAAGCGGGCGTAGCAGAGCCCCACGAGACACCTGAGAAGCCGGCACCCAAAGCCGCCTCAGGCCGCACCAAGGCAGGGGTGGGGGGCGACTCCCCCGCCAAGGCTCCCTCTACCGCTGGATAGCAATTCAGATCCTGCGTGCGACCTTTCTGGATTTTTGGGTGGTTTTCGCACTGTTTGCCGAATGTTGTTCGGCATTCTTGAGTAATCCAAAATATCCTTCGATTCCCCACTTTCGCACGCAAGCCGAATGATTGAAATTCCTTGTAAACACTGGGATTATCCGTAACAACTGGTAGACTGTTGCTATGGAACCTGGGGCGTGCGAGTACTGTGGAGCATCACTGAAATTGCTGCGCGCCGGCGCTCGATTCTGCTCCACGAAGCACCGCGTATATGCCTCAAGAAACCCGCTATTCCCCCCTGAAATGACCTCAAAAGATCGTTGGGTGCGGAGGGAAAAGACGAAACGCCCTGTTACTTTGGCGCGCAAGCCTGCCAGCTCAACCAACCCTTCGACGTGGGCGTCCTACGCGGCGGCTAAAGCTTCGACGGTTGGCGCTGGCCTGGGTTTTGTTCTCGGTGATGGTGTTGGATGCATCGACCTTGACCACTGTTTCATTGACGGCGATCTGGCCGGATGGGCTGAGGAAATTGTTGCTAGCTGCCCTGCAACATTCATGGAGGTTTCCCAGTCCGGTGATGGGCTGCATATTTTTGGCTTGCTACCAGAGGGCGGGGGCCGCAACTTGCGTGACGGTGAACGCAGTGTTGAGTTCTACTCTGCTGGGCGGTATATCGCGGTGACGGGTGACCGGTTCCGCGGTTCGCCATCGAAGCTTGCTGATTTGTCCGGGGTTGTTGCCTCGGTTCTTTAGCGTCCCTGGTGGGCGCGTTCGCGTCCCAGGAGGATGTCTGATGGCTGCACATGCCCCGTCCGGGCTTGCCACTAAAGGTAAGCGTCTCTGGAAAGAGACTGTGGACAAGTATGACCTCCGCGCTGATGAGCTGGACACGCTTGAAGATATTTGCCGTGAGGCTGACCTGATTGCTCGCCTTGAGGCTGATCTTGAGGGCGCCTCCTTGCTGGTGCGTGGCTCTCAGGGGCAGGAAGTTGTGAACCCTATCGTGTCGGAGATTCGGCAGCATAGGGCTACTAAGAAAGCTCTTTGGGCTTCCCTGAAGCTACCGGATGAGGGTTCGGAGGCTGGGGGCTCGAATCAGCAGCGCGCGGCTGCTCAGTCGCGTTGGGCGGCGTCCCGTGGCAAGAGCGCGTAGTGGCGCGGCTCTCATTACTTCTGCCGAATCGGATTTCGCGGAAATCATCAGGTGGTACGAGGATCTTCTAGAGAAGACTTTCCCGCCTGCTGATCTGCAATGGGAGCCGGTAAAGATTGGTCCGACATGGCAGTGGGATAACGGCTGGAAGCTCCCTAAGCATTCGCTTGGGTGGCAGGTTTTGGCGTGGTGCGGCTATTGGTTGCGCGACAAGCATGGGAAGCCGTGGGCTTTCACTGCTGAGCAGACACGTTTCGTGTTGTGGTACTTCGCTTTGGACGATTCTGGCGGGTTCCTTTATCACTCTGCGGTTCTTCAGAGACTCAAGGGTTTCGGTAAGGACCCGATTGCTGCGTGTCTTGCCATGGCGGCGATGTTCGCTGACGTGAACTTTGACCACTGGGGCGCTGACGGGAAACCTGTTGGGCGGGATCAGCCGAATGCCTGGGTGCAGGTTGTTGCCGTTTCGCAGGATCAGACGAAGAACACCATGAAGTTGTTCCCGTCTCTGATCAGCCCAGAGGCCCGAAAGCACTATGGGATCCAGGTTGGCAAGCTGAATGTTTGGGGCGATGGTGATTCGCGGCAGATCGAGGCCGTTACCGCGTCCGTGATGGCTATTGAGGGCGGGCGTCCTACGCTGATCGTTCGCAATGAGACGCAGAACTGGAATTCATCGAATGGCGGTCATGATATGGCCGGCGCGATTGAAGGTAATGCTGCTAAGTCTGCTATTGATTCGCCCGCCCGGATGCTCGATATTTGCAACGCTTATCGTCCTGGTGAGGATTCGGTTGGGCAGCGTGCGCGTGAGGCGTATGAGGCGACGGTTGGGGATGATGCTGAGTTCGCGGATTTCGGTGTTATGTATGACTCGTTGGAGGCTCCCCCTGAGGCGCCGTTGACGTTGGCTGCTGCTCCGTCTGTTGTCGAGGCTGTGCGCGGTGATGCTATTTGGTTGGACGCTCATGGGCGTATCAAGAACTCGATTGCGAATCCCGCGAACTCGCCTAGTGAGTCGCGGCGTAAGTGGTACAACCAGATCACTGCCGCGGAGGATTCGTGGACTGAGCCGCTGGAATTTGACCCGCTGAAGGATGCCGATAAGACGGTTGAGGTAGGCGAGGAAATTGCCATGTTCCTTGACTGTTCGAAGTCCGATGATGCCACGGGCCTTGTCGGGGTTCGCATGTCTGATGGGCACGTGTTCACGTTGGGGATGTGGCAGCGTCCACCCGGTAAGCGCGGCGATGGTTGGTTGGCTCCGCGCGAGAAGGTTGACGAGGTTGTTAAGGATGCGTTCGTTAAGTTCAGCGTGTCCGGGTTCTTCGGTGACCCTTCGCACACGGTTGATGACGAAACCATGGATCGTTACTGGGATCCGCTGTTTGATGAGTGGCATTTGCGGTACCGCCACAAGTTGAAGGTGTGGGCATCAGGGACGAAGGGCGGCAAAGGCCATTCAGTCATGTTTGATATGTCCGCCCGTGACAATGCCAAGTCTTTCGCGTCTGCTGTTGCTTTCACGCTGGAAGAAATTAAGTCGCAGTCCTTCTCGTGGGATGGTGACGCCCGCTTGCGGCGGCATGTGCTGAACGCTCGCCGGTATCCAGTCCAGGGCTTTGTGTCTATCGCTAAGGATGGGCGCGAGTCGAAGAACAAAATTGACCTCGCTATCTGCATGGTTGGTGCCCGTCTGGTGCGCCGCCTGATTTTGAACAACGGAAAGAAACGGGGTGGCCGAGTATGGTGATGAGCCAATCTGCTGTCGTAGAACTCGCCACTGACGTACTCATGCCGAAGCACCTCAGCGAGCGTGAACACCTTGATTTGGTGGATAGCTGGTCGCGGTGGAGCCCGGAAAAGGTGCAGCTCCCTGCTGAGGCTAGCCGGGAGCACCAAGCCCTCCGAGACTTGTCCGAGACACCATGGCTGAACCTGGTTGTGACAACCATGGCGCAGCAGCTTATGGCTGAGGCTGTGCGGTCGTCCAGCGCTGCCGAGGCTGGCGAATTGGCGCGTATTTGGGCGCCCTGGCAGCGGAACCGTATGGCAGCTAAGCAGAAGCCTTTGCATCGCGCCGCGCTGTCGTATGGGCAGGCTTTCACGAAGGTTCTTCCCGGTGACACGGGCGCTGTGATCAAGGGGCTTAGCCCGCGGAACATGGTCGCTGTGTATCAGGATCCCGCCGATGACGAGTACCCGATGTACACCCTTGAAGTTCAGGGTGGTCATTGGATCGTCATGGACGAGGAAGCCGAGTACACGCTTGGCATGGAAAAGGGCGGGCTCAAGTTCATTGAGTATAAGCGCCATGATGTTGGGGTTACGCCTGTTATCCGTTATGCGAATCAGATGGACCTTGAGGGCCGCACCCCTGGCGAGGTTGAGCCGTATATTCCGATGGCGAAGCGGATCAACAAGACCTCGTATGACCGTCTTCTCACGCAGCACTTCAACTCTTGGAAGGTCCGCACGGCGACGAAGATTGATCAACCGGCAACTGACGCTGAGGCTAACCGGCTGAAGCTTCTGCTGCGGCAGAGTGACATCCTGACCGGCGAGGGCGATACGGAGTTCGGGACGCTTGACGAGACGCCGCTGGAAGGATTCATCAAGGCTTGGGAGTCGGATATTCAGGCTCTTGCTGCTGTTTCCCAGACTCCTTCGCACTCGCTGACCGGACAGCTTGTGAACCTGTCTGGCGATGCTCTGGTTGAGGCGCGTTCCATGCTTGATCTGAAGGCTGGGGAACGCAAGGTCTCGTTTGGTGATTCTCACTGTCAGACGCTCCGCCTTGCTGCCCACATTGAGGGCCGCGAGAATGACGCTTCGGACTTCACCTTGTCTATGCAGTGGGCCGACCTTGAGTCCCGTTCGATGGCTCAGGCTGCGGATGCTCTTGGCAAAATGGCGACCATGCTGGGCGTCCCGGTTGAGAAGCTATGGGACAGGATCCCAGGCGTAACGCCTGAGGTTGCGGATGAGTGGTTGAAATTCAAGCAGGCAAATCCGACCCCTGAGGCTCAACTGGCGAACGCTTTGAACACGCAGTCTAATGGCGTTAACGGCTGAGGGCCGCGCGCTCACTGAGGCTAACCGGTTGGCTCAACTTTCGGTCGCAGCTCGCGCCGTTGTGGTGTCTAAGGCGTTGTGGGCGCGGATTGACCCGTCTGATATTGACCGTTCGGTTGAGCGGTGGATGCCAGCGCAGATAGCCGCGTTCCGTCGCTTCTATGGTGAGTCTCAGGCGCTCACTGAGTCTTATCTGGCCGATTACCGGCTTGCTGAGATTGGGGACGCTGACGGGCCTGTCGTTGCCCCGCTGTTCCCGGTTGCTGTGATGCGTGATGCTGCACTTTTGGCTGGCCCTGTGCGGGTGAAGATGCTCATCGGCGCGGGGGAATCTCCTGGTTCGGCTCATGCTAAGGCGTTCACGAAGTTCTCTGGAATCGCGCGCCGGCAGGTGCTTGATGGCGGGCGCAAGATGATTGACGCCACCACCAAGGCTGACACCCGCGCTATTGGGTGGCGGCGTGTGAGTGACGGGAATCCGTGCACGTTCTGCGCAATGCTGTGCAGTCGAGGTCCTGTTTACGCGTCGAAGCAGCGCGCTGAAACTGTTGCCGGTTCCGGGCTCCGTTATCACGGGCACTGCGGCTGCACGGCGGAAATCATGTACGGCGAATGGGTTCCCAACGAAGCTGAACGCGGATACATCGAGGACTACGAGAAAGCCGCCAAGCAAGCCGAGGCTGACGGCCAACCACGCACTCAGGACACGGTTCTTTGGCGTATGCGTCAAAACAGTGTCTACCGCGACTCTCCCCTGTCCCGCAATAAGTAAGTTTCCGGCGCCACAAGGCGACGGGTAGTTAGCTGCCCCGGTGGCGGCACCAAACAAGCCCCAGGAGGGCACATGTCTGAGCAGGAAACCGAAACCCAGGAAGTTGAAACCGAAGAAGTAGAAGCCCAGGAGGCCGAAACCGAACCGGACGAAACCGAAGACGACGAGGGTTTCGACGCGGAAAAGGCGCGAGAGAAGATCCGCAAGATCAACTCCGAAGCCAGGAAGCTCCGCGAACGCACCAAAGCCGCTGAAGAAAAGGCTAAGGGCGCCGAAGAAAAGGACTCGCGGCTGACTGCTCTGGAAGCGGAAAACCTGCGGCTCCGTGTCGGCGTCAAGCACGGCCTGCCTGAGGCGCTTATCAAGCGGCTCTCCGGCGCCACTGAAGAAGAAATTCTGAAGGACGCCGAGGAACTGATGGAGCTGTTTGGTTCCAAGAAGCCACCGACGAACCGCCCGAAGGAAAACCTGCGCGGCGGTACGGACCCCACCGAAAACGCTGAAGACATCGGTGATCTGGACAAGTTCTCAGAGAAGATCTTCCGCAACTAAAGCACTAGCCACGCTGGTGCCGTTGACTTTCTAACATTCAAGGAGGCCCATCGTGGCACACACCCTTTACACCCCGACGCAGGCTGCTACGGCAACCCTCGCGTCTCTCCGTTGGCTGACGAACCTGCCCCGCACTGTGCGGCAGGACTTCTCCAACGAGTTCGTTGCTGGTCGTGGGCAGACGGTCAACGTCCTCGGCCCGATCAGCGCCGGCACCGCCAAGGTTTACACCAAAGCGAACCGTGACGCCCGCGCGGCAATCCAGTTCAACGACATCACGCAGACCTGGTTCCCGGTAACCCTGGAAAACCAGCTCTACAACGCTGTCCGCCTGCCGGATGACTGGGCCACCTTCACCCTGACTGACCTGACCAAGCAGGTCCTGAAGCCTCAGGCTGAGTCTGTCGTGGATGAAATCGCTGCGCCGCTGATCGCTGAGATGGTTGCCATCGGCACAGACGCGTCGATCCCAGCTGTCGCTGTCAACGGATCCAACTTCCTGAACGTGTTGATCCAGGCGCGTAAGGTCCTGAATGAGCGTCACATCCCCACGGATGGCCGCACGTTCGCTGTTGGTGCCGATCTGGAAGCTGCTGCACTTCAGCTCCCGCAGCTTCAGAAGGTCAACGAGGCTGGCACGACTGAGGTTCTGCGTAACGCCGTCCTTGGGCGCCTGATGGGCTTTGACATCATTGCTGATCCGGCATTGCCGTCTGACTTCGGCATCGCCTACCACAAGGATGCGTTCGCCCACGTCACCCGCCCGTCCCGTCAGCCCGAAGGTGCCGCTAAGTCGGCCACCGTCGCTCAGGATGGTTTCGCGCTGCGGTGGATCCAGCACTACAACCCGCTTCAGCTCGAAGACCAGTCCGTTGTTGACACGTTCTACGGTGCAGCGACCCTGGACGCTAACCGGGCTGTCTCCGTCTCGCTGGCTGTTTAGTGGCTGCCCCGGCAACACTGGCCGGGGTCACTGAACTAGCCGACTGGTTGGGTGAGCCTATCGTTGCCGGTTCGGCTGACGAGAAGCGCGCCCTGCTGTGTCTCCGTATCGCGTCTGCCCTGGTCCGTAAGGAATCGGGGCAGACGTGGTTGGGGGCTGATGGCGGGCTTGTTGACCCCGTGCCGGAAGACGCGGTGATGGTCACGCTTTACTGTGCATCGCGGGTGTTCGATAACCGTAACGCGCAGACTTCGGGCGCCGTTGATGATAGCCGCGAGGGCTGGAAAGTCGATGAAGCGGGCGCTTATCTGACTGAGTCTGAGAAGCGCATGTTGACGCCTTTCAAGGGTTCCGGTTCGCGCGGTATTGGGGTTATTGCGACCACCCGCGAGGATACGGTGCCACCGTCGAATGGCTGGGTTCCTACCGATACTCCCAACGTCTACTTCCCTTGGTACTAAGGAGTTCGCGTGCGTACTGAGCTTCTAATCAATCGAGGGCGTAAGCGCGCAAAAGCGTTGATGTTGGATACGTGTACGGTGCATCGTCCTGGTGAGCCAATCACGGACGCTGACGGCAACGTATCCCCGAGCCTGACTTTGTTGTATACGGGTCCGTGCAAGATTCAGCAAACCCTAGCCCAGTCGTCTAACCCTGAGGCTGGCGGTCATCAATATACGGTGCAGGATACGCGGTGGGATACGCCGGTCGCTGCTGGTGTTTTCGCTGTGGATGACGTGGTTACGATCATCGCCGCGGTTCTGGATCCGCAGTTGACTGGCCGGGTGTTTCGGGTGACTGATCCGTTCCATAAGACGGGTGCGACTGCTCAGCGGACACGTGTTGAGGCGGTGGCGGCGTGAGTGATGGTGTTGAGGAAGTCAGGAAGCTGGCTGCGAACCTTGGGCGGATCGCTGGGTCTGCTGTGTCTGATGTTGATGGCGTGCTTAAGAAGGGTATGCAGAACATTAAGACTGAGATGGTCGCGGACGTTTCTGGTTCGGAGCATTTCAAGGGCATGGCTGGTTCGATCACTTACGAGTCTCATTATCTGCCGGGTCGTGTGCGTTATGTGGGTGGTCCTGATAAGGGCCGTCGTGGTGGCGCGTTGGGGAACATCTACTATTTCGGTACGTCGCGTGGTGGCGGTTCTGGTGATATTGATAAGCCGTTGCGTAACGAGGAACCTCGTACCGTTAGTGCGCTTGAGGCGTTGGCTTCGAAGTGGGCTGGTCGGTTATGACTGGCGATGCTCTGGCTAACGGGTTCGAGGCGCTTCTTACTGGGTTCACGGTTTATAAGGACAAGGTGCCGGCGAATCCGTCGTTCCCGTACGTGTTTGTGTTGACGAACTTCCCGAGCGTGTCTGGTCGTTCTCATGCTCGTACGGTTCATTCTCGTCAGTTGCGTTCCAGGACTTTGGTTGTGGGGCTCACGGGCGCGTCGGTCCGGATCGTGGCGCAGAAGCTCATCAACGTGCTTGAGGGTAAACGCCCGGTGGTTGCTGGCTGGTCGCTTGGCACTATCGAGAACGTCCCGAACGAGCAACCTATCCAGCCGGACCTTGATGTCACGATCCCTGGCACGTCCCTGAATCCGCTGTATCAGCCCTTTGACTGGATCCTTACCGGTTCTCAGATCCCGTAACTTGCGCTCCCTTGTGGGGCGTTTCTTTTTGCCCGAAAGGGGCTCCTGTGTTCATTCGCGTGAAAGACAAGGACACCGGTCACGAGTTTGACGTGCCGGAGACAGACTGGCGGATCGGTGATGGTCTTTTCATCCCCGTCAAGGGTGATCGATTCCCAGCGGTGGACCGGCCCCGAGTTTCGAAACATAAATTAGGGCCCGCTCGGGCACCCAAGAAAGAGGAAAGCTAAATGGAAGAAATTCCCAGCACCCCGGCGGATGGCAATTTTCTTGTCCTCGTTGTCCCGGAAATCGCTAACACGTCCGCGCCGACGCTCGCTGAGTTGAACGCGGGAACTGTCGTTGACATCTCTTGCTATCTGACCGCTGGCGGTTGGAAGCCGTCACTGTCGGAGCAGGTCATCACTGATGACCGTTTGTGCTCGACTCAGACGTATGAGAAGAAGGGCCGCTCTCAGCGTTCCCTTGAGGTTGAGTACATCGACAACACGAACTCGCCCAACGCCACTGAGTTCAACAAGGCGAAGGACACCCTGATTCCGGGGTCGAAGCATTACTTGGTGACCCGTGGTGGCATGCCGTATGAGACTGCGCTTGCCGCGACTCAGAAGGTTTCTGTTCGCCCGGTTGAGGCCGGCGAGTACAACGACATGCCTCCGGAAGCGAACTCGGTTATCAAGACCGGTCAGAAGTTGTTCGTGACCGGTGAGACGAAGACTGACGTGGCTGTCGCGGCTGCGTAGTTCTTCCCGTATTACTCCTGCCTGCCCCTGTGTTGTGGGACCGGGGGCAGGCAGGCGCACGTCCCACTAATCGTCCTGCTCAAAATTCTTGGAGTAAATATCATGGCTTTGACTGTGAAGCGCCCTGAAACTCGTGTGTCGTTCTGCTTGGACGGTGATTTGAAAGCTGCTCATGAGGCGGCGGAGGCCGAGTTTAATGCGGCCCGTAATAAGTCGTTGGCTGATGCCCGTCTGAATGGTCCTTTGAAGGGTTTGGCTCAGAAGGTCGCTGATGTTGAGGCTGAGATGCAGGCTTCGACGGTTGAGTTCCTGGTGCGTGGTTTGAAGCGCTCGGAGTGGACTGATCTTGTTGCTGAACATTCCCCGCGTGATGGTAATGCGTTGGATAAGTCGTATGGGTTCAACGTTGAGGCGTTGATGGTTGATGCTATCCCGGCGTGTGTTGTTGGGGTGGAGAACGCTAAGGGCGAGTCTCTGCCGTTTGATCCCGCTAAGGAGTGGGATGCGCTCGCGGATGACATGACTGATTCGCAGTATGAGGAATTTGTGCTTGCGGTTCTGCGGGTGAATAAGGGGCGTAATGAGGTCCCTTTTTCGCTCAGCGCCTACAGGACGATCCAGGCCTCAGATCAGATGTAGAAGCGGCGCTTTCGCTGGGTATTTCGTTGAAGCGGTTTCATGGGTGGGAGCCGCGGACGACGTATGAGTTTGACGAGCTGGGCCGGATGGTCGCGAGCCGTCCTGAGTCTGAGTGGGATGAGTCTCAGCAGACTGTTGTGCTGGCGTTGATGCATTACCGGAATGGGTTGTGCCCTAAGTGTGGTGGCCCGTTGTCGTTGTGTACTGATGCGGCGAACGAGATGAAGTACGACGTGGGCCTGCCGATTCGGTGTCATGCGACTACTGCGCGTGGTCGTGCTGCTGAGGCTTACCGGGATCAGCCTGGGTCTGAGGCGTTGTTGTTTGTTCCGCGTCTCAAGGTCTAGCGTTTCTCGACTGCGGCAAGGATCCGCCTAGCGAACCCGATCCCTGCAAGTACGAGCCCGCCCACTAGCAGGATGATTGCCCCGGCGCTTGGGGCTTTGGTTGTCACCATGCCCACGCCGGCCACGTAGTTGGTTACTGGGCTTGTCAGGTTGATGAGTAGCAGCACGAAGCCTAGGGCGAGAAGAACTATTCCGACTGTCATTAGTCGTGTCCCTGGTCGCTGCTTTTCCCCCACCGTTTTTGTCATGCCGTGATTGTAGCGGGTTGACCAGTCGAATAATACAGGAGGCCTTCAATGGCGGACCGGTCAATCAGCATAAGCCTTGAGGCTAGGGTGCAGGGCTTTGTTGCGGGGATGAAGACGGCGCAGCAGGCGGCGAATGATTTCGCTAACCGGACGGCGAAGTTCGCTCGTGAGAACGAGGAACACTTTGACCGCGTTGGTAAGGCGTCCGCCGTCATGGGTGGCGTGTTGCTGGCTGGTTTTGGTTTGGCTGTGAAGTCTTTCATGGAGTTCGACTCGGCTATGGCTGAGGTTCGGGCTTCTACTCATGAGACTGCCGGGAACATGGATTTGCTGCGTGAGGCTGCCATTAATGCGGGCGCGGATACAGCTTTTTCTGCTGCTGAGGCGGCGAAGGGTATTGATGAGCTGGCTAAGGCTGGCGTCTCGACGAAGGACATTCTTGGTGGGGGTTTGACCGGGGCTTTGTCCCTTGCGGCTGCTGGTTCGTTGGAGGTTGCTGAGGCCGCGGAAATCAGCGCTTCGGCCCTGACCCAGTTCAAGCTGTCAGGGGATAAGGTGCCGCACCTCGCGGACTTGCTGGCTGCTGGTGCTGGTAAGGCTCAGGGTTCGGTTAAGGACCTTGGAGCGGCACTGAATCAGACGGGTCTTGTGGCTGCGTCTACTGGGCTGTCTATCGAGGAAACTACGGGTGGGCTGGCTGCGTTCGCTTCTGCCGGCCTGTTGGGTTCGGATGCTGGCACGTCTATGAAGACGATGTTGCAGCGCCTCACGCCTCAGTCGAAAGAGGCTGAGGAGAAGATGCGCGAGTTGGGTATCTCAGCTTATGACGCGCAGGGGCAGTTCATTGGGTTGTCGAAGTTCGCTGGGAACTTGAAGGAGTCCATGCATGACATGACGCCTGAGGCGCGTAACGCTGCCATGGCTGTTATCTTCGGTTCGGATGCTGTGCGTGCCGCGAATGTTCTGTATGAGCAGGGCAGCACTGGCATTGCGGAGTGGACTGAGAAGGTCAACGATGCGGGCTATGCGGCTGTGACTGCCTCTATCAAGCAGGACACGCTTGCTGGTGACCTTGAGAAGCTGGGCGGTTCATTCGACTCTGTCTTGATCAAGGGCGGCGGCGCGGCTGCTGAGACTCTACGCGGCATTGTGCAGGGTGCTGAGGATCTAATCGATGCTGTTGGGAAGATCCCTGCGCCGGTATTGAACGCGGCTGTTGGTATCGCTGGCGTAGCGGGCGGCGCGATGCTCTTGGGGGGCGCGTTCTTGACAGTTTTGCCGCGCCTGGTTGAGTTCAATTCGTCATTGGATCAGATAGCGCCGAAGGGGTCTAAGGCTCGCGGGGCTATTACAGGTGTGGGCAAGGCCGCGGGTATTGCGGCTGTGGCGCTGGTGGGTTTGCAGATTGCCGGCGCGGTCTTTAGTGATAAGCAGACGCAATCCGCGGAGGATTTCGGGCAAGCATTGCTCAAGGTTCAGAAGATCGCAGGGAATGACGCGGGCACTGGCCTCGACTCGATGTTCAAGGACTGGGACAAGCTGATTACGGGCGAGTCGGTGTCTACAGTGAATGATTTGTCTTCTGCCGTTGAGCGTCTGACAAAACAGGGTAGCCGGGATTGGATTGACCAGAACATCGCTGATCCGCTCAACCGAATGTTGGGCTTTTCTGTTTCTGATGTTGCGCAGATAGAGGAGCGCTTCAAGGGTCTTGGCGAGTCGATGGGCGAGGTCACCCGGAACGGTGGCGCGGAAACTGCGGCGAAGTCGTTCCAGGCGTTGACTGCCGAGTTCCAGAAGAACGGGAAGGGCGCGAAGGAAGCTCTTGAGGTTGTTCCAGGGTACAAGGATGCGTTGAAGGGTCTTGCTAATCAGGCTGGGGTGACACTGACTGAGCAACAGTTGTTGGACTTTGCCATGGGCAAGGTTCCAGCATCGATAGAGGCCGCTACGACTGCGGTGGAAACCTACACGTCAAGCACTGGTGAGGCTGCTCCGATTACTGAGGAAATGGCTAAGGCGCTTGAGGACATTGGTCTGACGGCTGCGGGCGCTGTGTCGAACCTTGACGCGTTCACTAAGTCTTTGTTCGCTGCTGGTTTGTTGTCGTTGTCTTCGTCTGATGCTGCTATCGCGTATCAGGATTCCATCGACAAGATGACTGAGTCCGTGACGAAGAACGGCAAGACCCTTGATCTGAACACGGAGCAGGGCCGCGCTAACCAGTCTTCGTATAACGACCTTGCTAAGTCTGCGATGGCTGTTGCTGAGGCTCAGGCCGCGGAGACGATGGCGGCTAAGGGTTCGTCTGCTGCTCAGTCTGAGTTGCAAACATCTCTCAGCACTAGTTACACGTCTCTTGTCGCAGCCGCTAATCAATTGGGTATTTACGGTACTGCTGCTGAGGACATGGCTCGTAAAGCTTTGGGGATCCCTAAGGACATCCCAATTAAGGCATGGGTTGAGGACCACGCTACGACGAGCTTGGACGCGATTAAGGGCAAGGCTGATGCGTTGAACGGCAAGGTTTCTACCTTGACGATTCAGACGATCCAGGAGACGTACAACCGGGTAATTAACGGTGGCCCGGATCCTGCTAGGCCGGGCCAGATTGCGCCGATGGCTGGTGGTGGCGCTGTGGTTGGTCGCGGGCAGAAAGGTGTTGATTCGGAGCTGCGGTTGTTGGCTCCTGGTGAGCATGTTCTGACGGATTCCGAAGTGGATGCTATGGGTGGTCAGGCTGCGGTGTATTCGTTCCGTGCTCAGTTGCAGTCTGGGCAGTCTCCGATGGGTTATCAGTATGCGCCGGCTGCTGCTCCTGTGTCTCGTTCGTCGTCCATGGCGGCTCCTGTTCAGGCTGGGGCTTCTGTGTCGTTGGAGTTGAATGTGCATGGCACGACGGCGCCGCGTGAGGTGGCTGATGAGGCTATGGGGATGATTCGTTTCGAGTTGCAGAAGCAGGGGGTGCGTCTTGGCGGTTGAGCATATTACGTGGGGCGCACGAACCCTTTCGGGGCGTGATCGTTTCGGTGAGTGGTCTGTTAGCGATGGTATGGAGGATTGGTGGGGGTCGCCGGAGATTAAGGGTGAGGTTGTTTCTCGTCCTGATGCTGATGGCGATCTTGATTTGCCGGTCTATAACCAAGCCAGGTTGCTGACTCTTTCGGGGATGTTGCATACGGATAGTCATGATCAGATGCACGAGGCCAGCGCTTATCTGTCTGCTTCGATGTTTGGCCGGTTTAAGGTGCAGGGTCATGGCCCGTCGTTGTGGTCTGATGCTCGACGGAATAGCAGTGTCCGGTTTATGCCGGTGACTGACAGGTTGGCTCAGTGGCAGGTGCGGCTCAAGTTTGTGGATCCCAGGAAGTTTGGGGAGACGCGTTCTTGGGCCGCGTCTGTTAGTGCGCCGGCTGCTGGTGTTCATCATCGCGGGAACTACAACGCGACACCCAAGTTTGTGGTGGCTGGCAGTATGCCGGGTGGTTACACGCTGACGATCAAGGGTCAGGTGTTCACGGTGTCTAAGCCGCTGGTTGCTGGTCAGCCTCACAGCATTGATTACGGGGATGGTCGTCTCAGGATTAACGGGGTGATTGTTCATGGCGGTCTTGGGTGGGGGTTCACTCCGCTGATCACTCCGGGCGTTCCTACTGCTCTAGCGATTGAGCCGAACACGACTGGTACTGGCACGGCGACGTTGACGCTGATTGACACTTACATTTAGGGGGCTCGTATGATGCGGTATTTTTCCGTGAGTGCGGCTACCTGGGGTGACAAGATTGAGTTGCCGGCGTTTGAGTTCGGCGGGTCGAGGGCTTTGAATGTGGGGCGTAGCGGTTCGGCTACGTTCCATGTGAAGGATCCTGGTGTTGCTGAGGTTGTGACGCTCGAATCTATCGCACCTTTGGCCCGTGTTTTGGTGGCTGAGGAAGACGGCAACGCAGTGTATGCGGGTTTCATCGTTGACATTGACGAGGACTTGCATGCCGGGACTGTGACGGTCGGGCATTATGACATTTGGTGGATTCTGGCGCGGCGTTACTTGTTGGCGAACCGTGACGGCACTGCACCGGATGGTCCTAAGCTGACGTGGAGTGGTCGGTCTTTGGCGACCCTGGCGAACCTTGTGGTCGCTAAGGGCATGGACGGCGACCCTGCTGATAAGTACGACCTTCCGCTGATCATGAGCGCCGATGTTGCCGGCACTCACAAGCGGGAGTATGAGGGCTATAAGTTCATCACGGTTGAGGACGCGCTACAGGAAATCATCAACACGTACGGCGGTCCTTATGTGGACTTCGATGTGCGGTGGGCTGCTGGTACGGAAACCCTTGAGTGGGTGATGCGTTCCGGTGACTTGACCTCTGGTTTTTGGGAGTGGGATGCGACGGCTGAGAAGTCGGAAGTGTCTCAGCCTCGCCTTAAGACGAACGCGGATAAGATCGCGAACCGTGTGATCGCCACGGGTGAGGGTTCCGGTGAGGACATGATTGCCCGGTCAGCATCATTGTTCATCGATAACATGCCGGCGATTGAACGGGTCAGCTCGTACCAGGACATTCATGATGGTACGCAGTTGCAGGACCGGGCATGGTCTGATCTGTACTCAGCTAATCAGACGACGAAGCAGTTCAGTTTCCGGATCCCTGTTGGCGGGACTGTGAAGCTTGGCGATTTGATCCTTGGTGGCACGTGCCGGGTGAAGACAACCGGCTTCCGTTTCCTTGGTGCTGGGTGGAATAACTGGCGCCTCATTCAGTATGACTTTGATCGTGATTGGATCACGTTGCAGATGCAGATGATAGGCGGCTGACGTGGGACAGATCGACAACATGGCTCAGGGTAATCTGGGCGATATTTTCCGGCGCCTGCGTGCTCTTGAGCATGCGTCTAACCAGAACAACATGGCTGTGGGTCGTGGCGGGATCCGGGTTCACAACGGTGGTGTCATCACCATCGAAAACGGTGGTTTGGTTGTTACCGGCACGGCTGAGATTATCGGATCGCTGATTGCGTCCGGAACGATTGACTTCACGGGTGACGTGAACATTAGCGGGCCGTTGGATGTGTCTGGTTTGGTGACGTTGATGAGTGACCTTGTGGTTGCTTCGGGCGGCAAGATCACGGCGGGTTCGATTGAGTTGAACCCAGACGGGTCAGCGAAGTTCGGGACGATGACGATTAGCCCTGCCGGGAAGATCACTAGCGGATCCGCTGAGATTAATCCTGACGGTTCGGCTAAGTTCGGTACATTGCAGATTAGCTCGACTGGCAAGATCACGAGTGGCACGACTGAGATTAACCCTGATGGTTCCGCGAAGTTCGGGGATACGACGATCAGTTTCGCCGGTGTGATAGAGAGCGGGAACACGCTGATTGACCCGGACGACGCTATGGGCGGGTTCACGTTCAACTCTGGTGGCGGCGTTGGCGGTAACGGCGGCGTGGTTGCTGTGAGGGGTTCCGGCAACGCGGGTCTGCTGACGGGAACGACTGCCGCGTTGTTCGCTGGCTCTACGCAGGTTACGGTGGCGAATGGTTCGGTCCGTTTTGATGGGCTGCCCACTGTTACGGGTGTTGAACCGAACGTCTACCTTGATCCGTCAACTGGTTCGCTGAAGCGGATCGTTTAGCCGGCGCACAAGTGTTTCTTGGCAGCCGCCGCGACGGTCAGGTGATCGACGGCTAGTTTCACGTCTGGGTATTCCTTGAGGACCGCTTCACGGTATTCATCTTTGTCGCGGAACAGCAGGTTGGCGCAGGCTGCGTATGCCTCACGCATTAGTTCAGCGTCGCTGGCTTTGAGTGTTGTGAGGTAGGGGCGTAGTTCGTCCAGCATGTCTGATTGGACGCTGGCCCGCTGTATCTGAGCAACGGCTTTAGCGGGCTCTGTTGCGGTGGTTGGCGCGGCTGAGGCTGTGCAGGCAAGGAGCGCCATGATGGCTGCTGCTGCGTATCCCCCAATTTTCCCCATGCGCTGATCTTACTTGTTTTCTCCGGCGATTAATACACGCCCCAACTAAATACTTCCTAACGCCTCTATGGGGCGTTTTTTCATGCCCAGGAGGCACCATGCCAGACGTGACAGGCAAGCTCACTGATGTTGGGGGTGGGCACCTCGTTGGGAAATACCCTGAGATTCATTTCACCTTGAACGCCCCGAACGCTAAGGCGGGGGTGATGCTCCCAACACAGCCACTCACTGTTCAGCCCGAGGCTGATGGTTCGTTCACGGCGCCGTTGCAGTCCACGGTCGATATGCATGATGACGCTTGGTACAACGTTTCGATCCAGTGGCTCGACAGTGCAGGCAACTATGTCAAAGCGGACTTCCCGGACTGGAACCTACAGGTCCCTACTGGTGGCGGTTCGTTCTCTGACCTGTTCGGCAGGCCCCCGAAGAACACGGCGATGATTTACGTTTCGTTGTCCGCGCCGGAGAACCCCCGCAAGTGGACGTTCTGGCTCGAATCAGACCCGGTTGACCCAGCTAACCCCCTGAATACAGGGAATCTCTACCAATGGAGGACCGCCTAATGGCTAACTGGGCATGGGTTTTCGTTGCCAACCTCAAAGGACCAAAGGGCGACACTGGTGCGCAAGGTCCCGGCAACGGGTACAAGGGCACGCTGCCCGCGGCGACTGACCTGAACAACCTTGTAAACGCAAGTGACACTGGTTTTTACCACATGTCTTCCAGTGGTAACTACGTGAACAGCCCCACGTTGGCTGGCGGGTTGCTGGAAGTAAAGATCACCGGCTCCCTTGCGGGTGAGCAACGTATGACGCGGTACCAGACCGGTGAGGTATGGCAGCGTGTCATCCAAAGCTGGACGGCAAGCCCGAAGACCTGGACGGCGTGGAAGCGCGAAGGGACGATTGACCCCACGGAAGTTCCGTCCGGAGCGAATCTCGATGATGATGCTTACCGCGTGCCGGGTGACTACCTCATCCGGAACACGTCTACTGCGGTGTCTCTCGTAGGTGGCTGGCCTGACAACTTGGGGATTGATCGGTGGACCGCTTTCCTGCGGGTCCGGGCCACATCGACCGGTATTACTTGGCAGGAACTTAGCATCGCCGGTCCGGATGCAACAGTCTGCGTGCGGCAAACGTCAACCATCGGAACCACTCCGTACCCCTACAACGCGTGGCGGGACATCGCCGCGGTCGCAGCACCGACTAACCCGGTAGCATCCGACCCCGGCGCGGACGCGGCACTGGCGAACATGCTGCGCGTCGCGGACTTCACCTACCGGCGCGGCGGGATCTGGAAAACGAACGGGCTGCCCGTCGTGTCCTTCCGCGTCGATCACGGCTTGAACAACTGGAACAACAAGCTCCGGGGACCTCACGAAGCTAGAGGAATCCCCTACGGGCTCGCGCTCAACTCCCGATCCTGGACCGTCGCGGAGAACGACACAGTAACGCCGGCAATGGTCAATGCGTGGGTCACAGCCGGGCTTTGTGAGATATGGAACCACGGCGCGAACGGGCACACGGACCAGACCACCGAAGCCGGAATTGTGGATACTGTCGTCAACGGGCTTGCAGAGCTCCGAGAGCAGATCCCTGCCGCACAAATCGACGGCTGGATTGTTCCAGGCGTGGGTGGTACCGGCTTCAACGGATTCGTGAACGGCTCCACACCTGAAAAGTTCTACACCACACTGGTGGGGCGGCTCATTCTGAAGTACCACGCCGTCAGCACGGGAGCTTTCCCCGGCACGTACCGGCGCATCCTTGACGGCCAGATCCGGCAGGGACAAAGCCACTTCGGCATGGAGTCCCGGACGCCTGCGGAGATTATTGCGGAGATCCAGCTAGCGCAAACGAACAAGCGCGGCTTGCAGCTAATGATCCACCCTTCACTGGTGGACCAGCCGGGATACATCACCACGGCACAGTATGTGGAAGTCCTCGACTTCGTGAAAGCGGAGGTCACAGCCGGGCGGTTGCTCGCTAAGGGCATGTATGACCTTCTGCTAGCTGACGCCCGACTTTAGGAGTGTTGCCCCGCTCATCACAGCGGGGCAACACCACATACCACCACACA